CTGGCTCAGCATCACGATGGCGGGGAAGGTTTCGCGGATGGCGAGGTATCTCTGACGGACCAGGTCGATCGCGCGACTGCTGGGCGTCGGACTCAACTTGAGCATCCGAAGCTTCTGAGCTGCCTCGATCGAGTCGCTGCCACAGCCAACGACCACCGGGTAAATTGGGCCCAGATGCACGCCCAATAGGTACGGGCCCGCAAGCCGTTCCTGTACACGCCTTGTCGGCGGGTTGTATATGTGCTCTGACCGTATGGACTCCGGTTTCTCAAACTTGATGACCCGGTTCAAAACCAACGGCGAGGGCAACACGAAGCGGCCAGTGGGTGCCTCATGGAAGCTCTTCATCGCACAGAGCTCAGGGAACACGCAGAAGGGGCAACGGGAGCCGGGGGTGTAGATGTGCGACGCGCAGTCGTTGCATCTCGGTTCGTACCGGTCACGGCATCTCGTCCGGCTGCAAGGAGCGGCACCGTGGCTGTGGGTCACGGAGTGGAGCTTCACCTTACGGGACTTCTTCGGCTCCGACTCGATGACTCGTCCGTCCCGGTCGAAGATCGTCTTCCAGACGCCGGCGACAATGGTGCTCGGGGCGGGTGACAACAACTGTGTCGATTCCACCATCTCAATCAGTTCCTCGCTGCCGCCGGAACTCCAAGCTGGTCGCGGCACTTTAGCGGCCATCCTCGAAAACCAAATGGCGGGCTCGAACCGGAAGCGCCGGCGGTCACGGACCGGCTCGTCGTCGATCAAGCTCTCATCGCCGTCACCTGTTTGACGCTCATCATCATGGACCATCAAGCAACCAACAAGGCGCTCCGCGAGCGCGTTGGTGCGCGGGCGGAACCGCGCTGTCACCGAGTCGATCATGGTGCAGTACCACGTGAAGAACATCCACCTGTAGGCACGCATGCCCGTCGCGATGTCCCGCATGCCAAAGATCCCGGTGGTCTTCAGGCTCCTCTCGACAAAAAGGTACAACAAAATGGCGTCGAGCCAAAGAAATCCGTTGTTCACGTTCACAATGAAAAGGCACGCCTTGAAGACGAACGTGGCGGGCAAGCGCATCAGGAGAGCCAGCCGCAACATGATCGCAATAGACACGAATGCCACCAGCATCCCGACGACGACGCTCAAAAGCGAGTAAGCGGCGATGGCCACTTGGAGCAGAAAGCCCCACGCCCTTGCCCGAACGTACATGGGGCCCTGATCCAACTTACGTTTCATGCGCACGTTGTTGGCGCACGCCTGGCTATACGCGCTGGTGTCCGTATCAAGGGACCCCCTGAGCACGCGAAATTGCTCGACGACGTTGAGCTGTTTGAGTTCGGCGTGGTCAATCCCAGTCCGCAACTCAACCATGTCGTAAAGGTCGTCAAGAGGCGTCCGGTCACCAATGCACTTTACCAACACGTCCTTGGCCCTCACCTCGATCCTGGTGTAGACACTCGGGTTCTTGATCAATGCCTTCCCGTCGAATTCCACCCCCCGCAAAAATTCGGAGATGGTCTCCTCAAGCGCCCGCCAGCTCAGG